ACCAACGGTCATGTGTCTGCTTCTAAGTCAGACTAGTCAGTAGGTTTGGGGCTAGAGAACCACGTATCCTCTCAACATTTATACAATAGCATAAAAAAGCACCCTGTGTGGGTGCTTGTGACAGTTTGTAATATGTCCTATGCATTGGATGGTGGACTATCCACATTCTTCCATACAAAATCACCAGTCTTATCCATGACATGACACTCCCAGTGATGGAAGTCATCAGGACAATCTTCCTTTCTAGGGAACCATGCAGTAGCATTTGCTATTGCTTGATCCTCATTGGTAACTGCTATTATATCCCAATCACCCAAGGTTTGCATTAATGTCAGGACATCAGCATCTGCAAAACTAGAGTACCATGTCCATACTGCTGTTTTCTTAGCATCATCAGCAGTTTTTATCTTATCATTGACAAAATATATTAATGATGTATTATTGGTCTTACAATATGCTTCAATTGTATCCCAAATGTTTAGTGAGGTAACTGCCATCAACCTTCCTCCTCAATCTTTTTGAGCAAATCTTCTATGTATGATTTGGTAGTTGCAATTTCTTCAGCAGTATATGTTTTATCCTCAACATGCCCTTGATTAGGATCATCTTTACTATAAACAACACCTGCTTTTGATAACTCATCAAGGAATGATTTGTTATACAATCCTTCGGTTAATTCAGATACAATTAGATAAGATGTAATCTTTTCCTTAAATGTATTGAAGTATGTAGATGCAAGAGTAATAAACTGATCAGCAGTATCCAAATATACTGCATTAGCATCCTTTTGTAGAATCACATTCTTATAGTATGATGGATTAATAGGGAATTTAACTCCAACAGGGTCTGTAGTTGCAGTATCACTAGGAATATCTCTTAATTTCTTTCTATACTTTTTGTATAATTCTTTATCATCTGCACTAACACCAGAATCCTCAACAAATACCCAATCAGTTTCACTAAGTAAGAAGTTACGTGATAATCTAACAGACAACCAACTAGTTGCAGCAGTCTTAGCATGTATCTTAGCAAACTCTGCCTGATAATCAATATCTTCTAGGGAATCAGCAAGGAAGAATGCCTCCTTAAACTTATCATATACTTTCTGACCTTCAGTACCACCAACATCCTCCATCTCATAATCATTCCAATAGAATGTATCAGTCTTGAAGTTCTTGGTGTACTTACGTTTCTGTGCCATGTAAGTATCATTTGCATACCATGCGAACAATACTAACTTATCCTTATCACTATCCCACAATGGATATACTACAGGAACAATGTCACTAGTCCAGTATGTATCAGTGATATTCTTAGTCACACCTCTGAATGTAACTGTCTTTTGTATTGCATCTACTTGCAATAATAATTCTGGTGTTGCCATGTTAGATAGTAGTTCCCTTGTTTATTTAGAACGCTTTGATAAGGTACTTGGTTAGGTGGTACGGTTCAACAAGTGGTATATTCTTGTCTGGATCAATCGCTGCATCTGGTATAAGTGGTACTTGTGGTGTCATTGTAAATGTAGCATCATTACCAACAGCACCTGATCTATAGAATGAATCTACTGGACCTCCAATATCATATGATAACTCATCAATATTGGTTGACATCTTACCTGCTGCTGGTACATAAACCAACTCAGTAATCTGTTTGTATTCATATATGAAATCACAAATACCATAGTGATCAGTATCACTTGCATTATCATTACCTGCACCAGCAGCATTTCTATCTTGTACGATTTTAAATCTTACGTTTGCTTTCTGAGCAGCAGTTGGTAGATCAATACCATACCAATACCAATTGGTTGGGTTGCCACCACTTCCAGTTCCATCATATAAATTTGATAATTCTTGTGATGTTGGAATTGGAACAATAACACCTAAGAATGAACTAAAATTCAAACTAAGATCTGTATTATAATATATCTTTAACTCATCACCACCATTCTCAGGTGTGTTACCACCATTAACACCATTACCACGTGCAACCTTTATATAAAAACGCTTTACATTAGTTGTGTCTGCTTCTCTAACAACAACATATCTTGTTAGATCGTCACCACTGAGTTTAACATATCCCCATGCAGTATTATATGCTTCAGGAACTACTTGTGAAGATAACACAAGAGTATCAATGGATCTATTACCAGATTCTTGAACTGTACATGTAGCAAAAGCACGTGTGCCAGCACCATGTTTAATACGAACCTGTGGTGCAGATGTATAACCAGTACCTGCGTTGTCAAGTGAAATAGAAGTAACTTTACCACCAGAAACGACTACGCTTGCAGCAGCACCATTTCCACCACCACCTATAAATTCAACTTCAGGAACTTGTGTAACTGGCAATGCAAATCCACCACCAGCACCTGTACCAGCACCTGAAGCATATATGTTAGTACCAGTATTTGCATCTACAATTATATCTCCTGTTGTTGTTGTTACTTCTCCACCATCATATCCAGTAACTACACCAAATCCAACTCTTGCATATGGTGGATAACCATTATTTGTACCACCAACACCAGAAGAAGAACTACCATTGTATGTAAGTTGTGCTGAAGATGCTCCTGGTAATTTTGCATTCTTAATAGTATAGTTTATATAACCACCAGCACCACCACCACCTCCTCCTGGAGACCATGCACTATTATCTTCGGTAGTTTCAATTGTAACGTAACCACCACCACCATTAGATGCAGTAGTATTAATATGATTAAAAACATTAGTGTCAACAGCAGAAGTACCTGACTTTCCACCTTTACCACCACCATGTCCTGCCCATCCACCAACACCGTTGGGATCTCCACCTTCTCCACCAGTACCACCACCTTGAGAACCTGAAGGTGCTACTCCACCACCTCCACCTCCTCCACCACCACCTACGCAACCGTAGTTACCACCAGCAGTTCCACCACCAGTGTATAAAGCTGCGGTAGATTCATAGATTAAGTTTGTTGCTGGTTCTCCATTACCACCGTTATATGGATAATTTGAATCATTCTGAAGACCACCGCCACCTCCACCACCGCCAGCACCAGCGACTAAGACACCATTTAAGAATACAACAGTAGCACCACCGCCACCGCCACCATCATCAGTTGCACCATCACCACCACGTTGACCAGATGAATTATTCCAACCATTACCACCAGCACCACCAGTTCCATCACCATTTCCACCAGACCATCTCTGTCCTTGATATCCTGGTTGTAATGTAAATTGCCAAGAATTTGAACCGTCAGGATTAAGAACTTCTACAGTCGTAACAGCACCAGGATATCCTGTTCCACCACGAACATTATTATATGTGGTAAATGATGGGGTTGTTCCTTGTTGAGAATCACCACCAGCACCAGCACCAAGTATTACTTTAATTTCAGTAAATTTAGATGATGTGGTTAAAGTTGCTGTTTGTATACTAGTGCTAGGTTGGTAAGTATAACTATTTTGAACATTTGATGCTGTTCCTATAAATGTATGAATACCATCACTACCACCACCAGTATTTGTTCTGACCAGTGATGCTCCACCAAAACCTGCTTGGTTAGGATTGTCTGGATTTGATGATCCAGGAAATATTCCACCAGCACCTGATCCTTGTTGTCCAGCAGTACCATCAGCACTTACTTCAGAAACAACTAAACCATCATTGAGAGCAGATCCTGACTTTATAACCTGACCACCAGTACCACCACTTGTAAAATTACTTGATTTTCCTCCTCCTTCTCCTCCTTCAGCAGTCAAACTTAAAAGTGTTCCTCCAGCAGTAACAGAGAAACTAACATCATTACCATCATTACCTGCCTGTGTTCCATCACTACCAGATCCACCACCACCTTGAATTTCAATGTCCATTGTTTCCCAGTTAGAAGGGAATGAAATATTTGTGGAACCAGTATATTCTATGTCTTGAGTATATGTGATAATTTCTTTACCACCTGTTCTAACTTGTCTATTACCTATATCTGAACCATTAGTGGAAGTACCTACAAATGTTCTAAACAATGTATTTGGGATATATGTTTGCTCTTCAAATGTTCCTGAACCAGCACCACCAGAAGCAAAATAAAAATCACCAGTTGCTGTTTTATATTTAACACTACCTGTTCCATCAGCACCTGCATTCCAATCAAATACATCATAAGTTGCTACTGTGGGTTCTGAAATTGCTTGTTTTGATAATCCATGCTTATGTTCATACTGCAATCCACCAACAGGAGTCCAAGGGTTTAATCTTGCAGTAGCATTACTATAATCCACCAAATATCTATCATATGATAAAGCAGAATGCCAACCAAATGTATCATCTGCTCTCGTAGAGTAAATGAAATGATCATGTTCTGGAACTCTTTGAAGTCTCCTCTGATCCATTGTAACAGATATCTTCTGATTACCTATTACTGACGTACTTACATCATTAGTAACTCTTTCATAACCAGTTGTAGTTATTGTACCAAGGGAAAAATATCCTGCTTGAGATCCTTTATCAAAATACCAAGATCCACCCTGTTTAACAATACCATTTGTAGCACCAGCACCTAATGTAAGTAACCCAATGCTAGGGGATCCTATTCCATATACATTACCATATCCAACAACTTTTTTAGTTTTTAAGTCAGGTACTGTAAATGTTCCAAGACTTCTACTCTCACCCCAATGCTCAAATACATTATCTTTATTGATTGTCTCAAGTGATCCATCATTACCAATATTAATTTCTAAATCCAATCCTGTACCACCACCTGCATTAATAAAACTAAATGTTGGTTCTGTAATATAACCTGCTCCAACTTCAGTAATATTAACTGCTGTAACTACACCATTGACAATATTTAAATCTGCTACCATAGTTGTACCACCAGTAGGTGCTGGTGAAAATATTATACCTGTTGCAGCATCATATCCACTACCACCATCAATTATATTAATTGCTGGTCTTGCAGTTCCACCATAATCATTTCCAATAATAGAATATAATACAGGAAAATCACTTATATTATATTCAGCACCATCACAGTACACATATCCAGGATACTGATACTCTGGTTTGTTTTGTGTATTTGAATTTCCAGCAACTACCCTATATGCAGTTAATGGTATATAATTATTATCATATACATTTGTAATTGATTTGAATGTACTAATGATAGAACCAACAGGATTATTATCAGATGATTTATCTGTATAATAATTTTGTCTAGTATTTCTATAGGTTGGTGGTGATGATACTGTCATTTATCAAATCTTAATTAAGTACTCTAATATAATAAAAGGTGCTGTTACATTATCTACAGATCTTGATTCATCTGTACTTAGTTGTAATGTTGTATTAAGTAAGTCTGCTGCAAGTTCTGTAGAATCAGTTCTTAATTCATACGTATGATCTTCCTTCACTATATTTAATTTATGGAAATGTTCTGTTGGATCGTCTCCACCAGTATACATTGCATCCGTCTGATTAAACTCATTATATGTAGAAGGATATATTGTATTACCAGCAAGACTATGGGAAGCATTGTACTGTAACGGCATTGAATCAGCCCAACTTAAGTTTTGCCAATCAACAGGAACACCAGATGCTCCTGTACGATATGCAGATTCAATATCTTGAGGACTACCGTAGCTTTGACCACTTTGACCAATTATTCCACAACCAAAGAGCACAAATCTTGATGTTGAATATGGTCTACTACTACTATCACCAGTTAATGTATATGGTGATGTTGGGATAGGATATTGTTCCCATGCTCTAGTTGTACTAGCATTACCAGCTGTGGTTACACCATTAGCATTTAAGTATGATTCTGGTGGTAATAGACAATAATATTTCCACGTATCATTTAATGTTACGTTATTATTAATACAAGCACTACTATAACTTACTGGGTTCAATACACCTGGATATGCACCCCATTTACCTTGACCAGGTGGTCTCCTAGACATTTGGTTTGATGCTATTGCTTTACATGGTTGTTGTGCATTACCAGGCCAATTATTTCCAGATGGATCTGTAGTATTGACAATCCACTTATGTAATGGTATTGTAGAAGCATTAAATAATCCTACTGGACCTGTTTGGGTGGGATCCATGACTGTAGTGGGACTATTCTCATCAACTTCACCCCTTGCTTTTAATCTAGTTCTAGTACCACTATGAAAGTGCATATGAGCATGTAAAGCAGTTGAATCTACTGCCTCAGTCTCAGTTCTCCTACCAGAACTTGTACCAACAGTCCATGATGGTCTACCCCTCATTGGTATATCATGTGATGGTATAACAAAATTGCCAGAATATTCTACATCAATTACTCCATCAGTAGCAGCAATTGCATCAGCATCTATACCAATACCAGAACGACTTTTTTCTACATCATTTACTGTAGTAACTCTTATATTTGAATATATTCCACCACCTCCAGCACTACCAGTTGGTTTAGGATATTTAGATCCTAAGTCTGGTACTACAAATTGATCATCACTTACTGATTGTAATGGCAAATTAGCAAGATCTCTTCTAACAAACTTACCACTAGTTCCTGTACCACAAATAGCAGCGAGTTGAGGATAGTCAAGAGCATTATAAATTCCACCATCACATCTTAAATAACCTGCTGGTAAATCTTTTTTAGATGAGGTAGAAGTAATACTATTATCTACTTCTACTGGCCAAACAATAATTTGACCAGTTATATTACCGTATTTTCCTCTTTCTTTTGAATAAATAGTTGCCATTCTAGTATGCCTTGATAATATACACAAGTGACATTGCTGGTTGAGAAGTAGTTACTGTAATATTTAGTGCGTTTTCTTCACTCAATGGTGTAACATTACCTAAACTTACGTTACTGATAGCAAATGTTGGTGATGGTTTCAACGATCCAACAGACATTTGTATATCAAAAGTTCCATGATTATGTGATGCAAAAGTAGTATCATTAGGATCTAAAGATCCAATGTTATTTAATGTAGTTGGCCAAGTACCATCTTTAAATATTACAGTTGATGTTCCAGTAGCAGTTGAAAGTGTATTTTCACTTAATGAAATTGTATACTCATAACTAGCAAGATCAGTTCCTGTTCTAGTAATTCGTGTGATGTATGTGCCTGGTGTAATAAATTCACCGTCCACTAATCTATACGGACGTATCTTATCTTCAATATAATATGTATCAGAACCTTCGGTCTTAGTTGTTCTAATATCTGTACCTTGTGGTAATACAATTTCATTAGTAGTAGCACCAACAGATACATTATTAACAGTGAACCAGTTTGCAGTATCCTCTGGATTGTCAGGTACTTGGTTTAAAGTTGATCCTGTATCATATCCAAAATAGTTTCTTCTATTTGCCTGAATTTGTGGTCTAGGATGCATACCAGACCATGCAGGATGATGATGTAATGGTTTATCAGTTGTTGTTGGATCATTATCAAATGGATCATATGTAAATGAATCTGTATAACTACCAACCGCAGGTCTAACTACCTGTTGAGAAGCAGCTGAAGGACTGTTTCTTGTTGCTGTTCCATCATGCCAAGATGGTGCTGGTACTGTTGACCAATAATCTTTTCCAGCATCATTCTTGAAATCAAAGAAATTATTCATAGCTGGTAATGTGTGTTCATGCTGTGGATCACCATAATATGATGTAAAGGTAATACCATTTTGCCATGATGGATATTCACTATCACCACCTAAAATAGTACATTGATTATTTACTGATCTAACTTGCGAGCTACAGGCGTTTGGGTGTCCTTCATTACCACCCATGACAACACCCTGTGTATCAAATACTTGGGGTCCAAAGAAACCTGCTCTTGCTGATTGAAAAGTTGTACTATGACTATGACCTGGTATATGATTTATACCCAATTTCCTATTAATTGTAGTAACAGAAGTAAAGAAGTCTGGATCACTGATCGTTTGACCTGTATACCTACCAGTTAAAAGAATATTTGGATTGTTAAAAGTAAAATCAATATCTGCATATGCATTATGCGTTATTTGAATTGCATCTGGTCCAAAATCAGTCGCTATATCATCACCACTACCATCACCTATGGAATCACCAACAACTGATAAGGCATCTGATTGACCCTGTTGATACTTTACTTCATTAAGCATACCTTTTTCTAGATCAACCAATGCTTTATTACTAATATTAGGTAATTGAAATTGTCCTACAAAATTAGGAAAATCTCCTGTTAGATTACCACCATAAGTTGTACCTACTTCAGATGCAAGTAAAGGATAATCTACTCCATCTTTAAGTTTACCGTCACATACCACCCAACCTTTTGGTAAGTTTGCAGCAGTGAACCCCTCATTACCATCACCACCCCACGGCATTATTGTACCGATACGAGCAGACTTCATTGTTTTGATTGAACTGTAGAATTGTGCCATGTTACCTTTATAGTTCTGTTAACCACCATCCACGTAAATTGGATGGAACTGTAGATGCGTTTGGATCACCAGCAGCATCTGTTGCACCAACATATATTAAACCAAATGATGCGTTTCTTGTTTGAACAACAAGTTCACCACTATCCCAAGCAGTAGTCATTTGACCAGCACCAGCTTGAATCTTAGTACCAGTTGTGTCACCTTGAACTGCGACTGGTACATTGTTGACTTTAAGTGCTCTTAGAACTAAACTTGTATTGTATGTTAGATTTCCACTAACTTCAACAAATCTTATCATGTCACCTGTCTCTGCATATTCAGGTAGATACATGACAATATTATTACCACTACTTGTATTAATTAAGTAGTTGTTATTAGGTTGTAATGGACTTGCCTGTGTCTGACCGATTCCAGTAATAGACTGCTCAACATATGTATATCTGCGACCACCATTTCTAGTGAAGTAACGAGAAATACCAAATGCATCAATTGAACAATCTTGATACATGATAAAGTCTTTAGGACCAGTTGCACTACCTTGAGCAGCACCTAAGTTATCAACGTGTACTATTGCATCCTGTGAGTTTCCTGTTTGTGAAACTTTACCTTTGATGTAAAGTTTTTCACCCATATTAACAGAACCACTCTGACCAAATGCTTGGAATTTAATATCCTTACTGCATATACCAGTAGTTTGACAATCTTCGTAGATGACTTTAAGATCACCACCGACCATTGCTCCACCGTTGACATACATTCCCATTACACCAGTCAACTCATCTCTAACTGATCCATCACCTGCGTGATCATCATCGTTAGATACGTTGAATACTAATGTCTTACCATCAGAACCATATATTCTGAGGTTGCCACCAATCATTTCCATATGATCGTGAACTGTTAACTTACCACCACCAAAGAATCTAGTATGATCTCCATTTGCAAGGAAGTTGCCATTAGCGTCAAGTCTGGTAGACTTAGACATCCTTACACCAAACTCAATATCAGCATTGCCATCAATACTATCAGGATAGAACCACTCAAGTGCTCCACCAGTTTCAAACTTAAGGAACTGTAAGTAGTCTAATTTATCAGATACTATGTTAGAATCAAGAAGTCTAACTCTGATCTTATTAGCATCAAGGTTAGGTGACTCAACAGCAGTTCTGTTTCCAGCAGCACCAATTGGATCAATAAGTGATGTTAAATGTGCATCCTTACTAATTTTAACAACTTGTGCTCCAGAATCAAATGCTTGTGCAGCAGTTCCTTCTTGTCCTCTACCACCATTAGGATATGTACTAGCTGGATATGCAGAATTGTAAATTGTAGGTAATGTTACGTTACCACTTGCATCAGTTACAGGATCATCAGTTATAATGAATAATTCTATCTTACTAGAACCGTCAATCATAGCAACTAGATCACCTGTTTGGAATGCACTTCCATTGCTAGAAATAGGAATGTTAAATTCACTTGTGGTAACAGCACCAGATAATGTTGTTATAGGACCAGTAGTTTGTAATGTCTGTGGATCAAATGTATATGCTGTAACTACTGTTGTGCTATCATGAGCAATTCCAGTAGATCCATAGTATTGACCAATAGCAAATACAGTACCAACCTTATTACCAATAGTTGTATCACCATTACAGATATTAACTTCAAATGTAGTTGCCTCAGTATTCTTTAATGTAAGTTTACCATCATTAGCAGAATTAGCACTTGGATAAACCTCACTAGCACTACCACACTTACCTTGAAGTGTTACAGATCCATTAATTATTGTATTTGTTTCTTCTGTGGTGTTACCAATAATAACACTACCAGTTACAGAATCAACTTCAAATACTGTTTCTTCAGAAGAAGTATCACATCCTTTTTTGACGGATAATTTTTTGGAAACTGCATTAATAACAGTAAGCAATTTGAAGATCTCACCTTGATCATCAACACCATCATTAGCAGGTGTACCATCTTCACGTGAAAGGATTACATAATCATTAACGTCAAGGTTACCACCAAACTGTGACAGATAGATTGTCTTATCACCAGCAGATTGATCAATGTCTTGAGTTAACCATGTAGAATCATTTTGAACAGTACACTTGTAAATAGGTGTCTCATCTGCATGTGCTGAAGATGTTGTAGTAAATGTTCCAAATGGTTGTCTTGTAACAGTAATATAATATGGACTATTGCTTGCAACTATTCTTGGAAGAGCAACGATCTTAACAAATTCTGCATGACCTGTTGCACTCTCAGCACTATCAATCAATAGAACATCATTCTCACTAAAGTACTGATCACCGTCAGGATTAGCAACGCTAATGTTATTGAAAGGACTATACTTAAGTGGTAAGTAATATTGTCCAGTAGGAAGAGCAGGTAGACTTGCCTGTGGAATTGCTTGACTCCATGTTGCATCACCCCACGCTCCACTACCACCAGTATCAATTCTGTTGTAATCAGTCTTGTTATTAGCAGGAGCTGTATTTGGTGCAGCAACTCTTAGTACATCAATAATATCTACATTCTTATTAAATGTAGTGGTAGTAATGATGCCATTAGTATGAGCAAGCATTGTTGTTGAACCTGCTTGCTTTCTACTTGCAGTGAAGGAGAAGTTATTCAATCCACCACATAGAGTAATATCACTATTGACTCTCAATGTAGAATCAATAACAGTATTGTTTCTAATCTTGGTAGTACCACCCTGACCAGCAATTGTTAACTGCGATGCGTTAGTAGCAAAGTCAACAACTGTTGTCGCACTGTTGTCTCCTAAGAAAGATACTTTCTCAGCAGTAGATCTAATGAATGTTGTATCACCAGCACCTCGTCTAGTAATGTTAGATCCATCAAATTTATTCTTGACCTGACCAAGTAAAACGTCACCAGCAATCTTAAACTCTTTGTTATTAATCTGTGCGTAAGAATCTGTCTCTGTACTTAAGAATGCACCACCAATGGATATTCTAGAGATATGTGCATTAGTTCCATCACCAACAGGAGTAGCACCTACATCAATCCAACTCTTCTTAGAGTTACCACCGATCTTAGTCTCTTGTTCATCTGCTGCTTCGTTACCAATTTCAATATTTGCAGCATAACCAGCCATCTTAAGACCTTTAGTACCACCAATATTTGTAGCATATAGATCATGAGCACCATAGAAGAAAGAATCCATCAAGAACTCAAAGGTTCCCTCAGTGATAGAAGTTCTAATTTCAGCAGTGTTATTAACACCAGGTCCGCCACCATTAACATCAATGTCCTGTTCAAACTTAACATCACCAACAAATCTACCAGTACCATTAACAGTAAGTGTTCTGTCTAATTGTGTTGATGCTGTTTTATCATCAGAGACATTAATACCAACACGATTAGTCTGAGCATTGATACGGAAGATAGCAGAATTATTTGGTACAGATGGTGTAGAAGTACCAACTAAGAATGCATCATCTAAACCAGCAAATGAACCAGTTGCGTATGTAATGTTGTAACCAGTGATGATAGCATTACCATCAACATCAAGGTTTGCTTGTGGTATTGTTGAGGTATTAACGAAACCAGTCTTCCATGAATCAGAATTAATACTACCACCAGATCTTGCAACTGTGTTAATACCAACCTTATAATCAGTTAAGGTGGAAGTCTCTGTTCTAATTGCTTCACCACCAAGTACACCCCATTCCTTCCAAGAAGTATCAGTGTACTCCATAGAAGCAGTAGTTTCAGAACTCCAAACAATTGGACTTGAAACAACATTAGCACCAATTACAATCTTGATATAAGAATTAGATTCATTATATGTGTTAGGATCAATGTCAAATACACCATTCAATGCAAGTTCACTACAATTCTTGATTCTAATCTTAGTTGCAGCAGTGATCTTAGGACCAAAACTACCGTTCTGTTTAGAATTCTTCCAGTTGATCTTAACTAGATTACTACCATCAAATTCTACATTGAATACTTGATCTGGATTAGATGCAGTTTGATCTCCTAGTGTGAAGTAAGAGTTAGCATAGATCCAACCGATAGAACCAGATGCACCAACACTATCACCCTTAAGAAGAATGTCACCAGGTATAGGTAGAGCACCATTAGTACCATAACGTACTACCTGTGTTGAATCAAAGTAATCCTTAGCAGTTGTACTCTGTGAAGGTGTTGCGTTTGAACCTTCGGTTCCTACAACATGGTTTTGTATCTTGTATGCTTGTGCAAATCCATTAGAACCACGTGGGTTGAACTGGAATACAGAAGCAGCAATCATGTTCTTATTAAGAACAATATCACCATTGGTTACTGTATTACCTTGTTGTGACGATCTATCAAGTGTCTCATCATCACCCACAGGTGTGGCGTTTGGATTTACAGTAGAGAGAACTCTGAATGA